GATCAGTTGCCCTATCTCTTTCGCTTCCATCCCTCCGAGCTCCGTCAGCATTTCCTTCCAGGCGTTGTGGGTGGTGAAGTCGCGCCACTCACGCTTCCGCTTGGGGTCGATCACCGCGTCGGAAAGGTCGGCGGGTTAGGGATCGATGACTTGGGCTGTTGCTCCTGACTGAGACCGGGGATGTTGCCATTCGACTGACTGAGCATCTGCGCCATCATGCGGTCCTGACCACCGGGGGCGGGACCACCCTGCTGCCCCTGCTGACCCCCCTGCTCCTGGCCCATCGCCATCTGCTGTTGCATCTGCGCCTGTAGCTGCTTGGCTTGCATCTGCCGCTGGTGCAGGGCGAAGTGCGCCATGTACCCCTCTTCATTGGGACGGCCCAAGGCACTGTACTCCGACGAGTTCATAAACTCCATCAACTGGCCCAGATGCTCCTGATCGTTGTCGGAGGGATGGACCGGCGCGGGGGCGTTGATGCCATAGAGGAATTGCGCCATCTCGCCATTCTCTTCGTCCTGACTTCGGGGGTTGGTCTGCGCTATCGCCGCCTTGGGACCGATATAGGTCTCCGGGTCGCGGATGCCGAGACTCCGCAGATAGAACCCTTCGATCTCCCACCGTCGCCCCGGATCTTGGTTGACGAGGGGACTCGCCGCCGCCATCTGCAACATCGCCTGTGCCTGTTGCTGCTGCACCTGAGCGGAGAAACTGCCCTGGTTGGCCCCCAGGCGGAAGTCGTATTCGCCCTGCATCCACAAGGCGTCCCTGTTGAGATCCATCGTCTGCGGCCCCGACTCCCCCTGCAAGCGGAAGACGCGATCCTCCGGCCCATACTGCATCTCAAGGTCGTAGATGAAGCGGCATAGGAACGAGAAACTCTCCGCATCCTGATTGAGGATCTCACTGGTACGCGCCAAGGCTTCTTGCTGGGTGCCGACAAAGCCGGTGGCATGACGGGCGGCCGCCCCCCGCGTGGGCGAGATCCCCAAGAAGAGGTCCGTCACCCCCACCACCCGCTCAACGAGCGTATAGAGCATCTGCTCTTCTTGGTGATAGAAGGTGGTGACGTTCGACATCGCGGCAAACTGCACGTCCCCGATGTTATCCACGGGGATGCCCTTGAGGGGTTTTAGCTCTACCTCGTCCGGGTCGAAAGCGGCAGAGGCCCGATAAAAGAAGAAAGGCAGGTTGGTGGCGAAGCCCACATCCAACCGCATATTGTGGATGGTGTCGAGTTCGGCCGACAGGTGCTGGACGATCTCCATGATGCCCATCGAATAGAAGCGGGTGGAGACCGTCTGGTAATGCATCTCCAGCAAGGGACGGTGACCCCGGAAGTAGAGGTCCGACAGGCGAAAAGCCCCCAATACCCGCTTGGGAGACCGCGATACGAAGATGACCATCTCCTCGTCATCGCCGCTATCGGGGTCCGGGTAGGGACCGAAATAGGTCAGTATCTCAAATTCGGGGTTGGGGCGGGCCGATGCTTTATCGTGCGAGTTATGGGACCGGTTGAGACCATCGCTCCCATCCTGTTGGCGGACCCGGCGGTTGTTCTGGCCGGTCCCGGCACTGCTGGACCGATCCTGAGAGGGGGCCGCGTTGATCCAAAAGTCGCGGTCACCCTCTTCGCCCTCGATCTCGACGTAGGCGGAGTCGGCCTTCTTGAAGAGCAACGAGAGGGGTTCCCACTGGCGGACGATGACCCAATCTGCTCCGCCGGGATTGGAGGGGCGGTTGGGCTGGGCATTCATTGCCGAGGTGGGTACGACGAAGTCGTCCCACTCCAGCGGGGTCAGCACTGGACCGTCGTAGAGGACGCCTTCCTCTTCGCGTATCTGCTCCGCATCTACGAGGCGGGCCACGCCCTCCTCATCCTCGACCACCTCCGGCACGATGTCCTTGGTGCGGTACTTATAGGTATCGGCCGCATAGGAGAGCAGCGAGACACTGCACCCGTGGATGAGGCGTATCTTAGACGCCCTGTTCCACAGATTCCTCGCATTCATGCGCTTGGCCTGGAGATCCCACTCTACGAGGTTCGCCGCCTTCTTGAAGACTTCTTGGTCGGCATCCTCCTCCGCCAGCCCACCGACGAGGGGCGTCTGGTTGTAGACGCCGGCCGTAAGGCGCACATTGACCGAATCGACCAACCAGTAGGGCATCTGGACGTGGAGGTCCGATGACCCTTCCCACGGGCCAGAGCGGGGTTCGGTATTGCCCCGGAACATCTGGTCGTAGAGCGCGTGCTTGCCCTCCCACTCCATCCGGCCCTGTAGGCCGTCGTCGTAGAGGTCACCCACGAGGTCGAGGATCTTGTCCTTCTCCTCTTCAGAGAACCGGATGGGTTCGGGTGATGCGAATTGAGGTGCCGCCATAATATCGACCTACGGGGTGTCTCCGAGTACTTGTCAAGGGACATTCTTCTTAAAGTTTTCCGGGTATTTGCTCGTCACCGGACGAATTACGCCATATTTCTTGCATAGCTTGTATAGCCAGCCTTTTGATATGCCCAACGCCTTCGCCGCGTCTATGTTGGTGCGGTACATCCGGCACACCCGCCGCAATTGGTCCTCCGTTACGCTACTTGGCATCGATCAAGCCCATCGATTGGTAGTTATCGGCCACCTGCTGCCGTATTGAAGAGGGGAGGGTCCACCAATGGCGCATATCGCCGTTTTTTTGGAGGGCGTCGATGCCATGGTAGAGCCTTTCGAGGCGATGCTGACGCAGGGCACCGGGGTCCAACCGTATGGCCTCGTCGTGATCGGTCTCCCACTGCTTATGAGTGGCATCGACGGAGGACCAATCCAATTTCTCGTAGAGTTCTCTCAGTGTCATCAGTAGCCCGTGACGGGATGACCCTGCGGGGGCGTTTCTACCGGGCCGTCCTCCTTGGGAGTGCGGGGGATAGAGCGTTCCAAGCCCGACACCGCGCACCATAGGGGGCGACAGAGGGGAAGGAGCCCCTGCCGAACGGCGGTGCGGGTGCGGGCGGTGGGGAAATCGGCGGGGAAGAGCAGCTTGTGGATGGGACGGCCCATAGGACCGGCCCGATCCGTCAACGCCTTGTTGGTGGCGGGGTCCAAGACCTCTGTGGAGAGGAGGAGTTCGAGGTCGCCATGGAGGGTCGCCGCCCCCGGCACCTTCAGTTCGGTCAACCCCGCCTTATTGGCCGAATCGACGTAGGTAGGCCACCGCTCCCGGTTGAGGAAGGCGTCTTGAAACTGATACCAGCAGAGTCCTTCATGGCGACGGGCCGCATCGACCAACCCTTCCGGCTGATCCGGCATATAGGCCCTATGACAGAGGTAGCGGTCCTTGAATTCGACGGCCTTGTCGAAGAGTTCGGCGGGGGTGCGCGGTTCGGCCTCATCCAAGACCACGTAGAGCCTAGAAGGCCGCGTCTTCTGGTCCGGGTGCCAGTAGGTGCGTTCCCCCACCACGCAGATAAAAGCCACTTGGTCTTCGATGCCCATGCCGAGGGCGGTGCGGGAGAGTTCGTAGCGGAAGATCTCGCCATCCGTCCTGTTGAGCTTGCGGTCCTCCGGTTCAAGGTGGTAGACGACCTCTATCTGGCGGTTGCGGTGCTGGCTCGTCAGGTGGATCATACTACGGCACCCCCACTAAAGACCTCGAATGGATCTCCTCGTTGAAGACGGGGTGGTTGAGGTACCCCACGTCGGCCGTAGCCCCCGACAACGCCATGGCTATCGCCACCACAGCGTCTATCTGCCGCGATTGGCGTCGTTTGATGATGCGCCAGCCCCTTTCCGTATTCTGCGCCGACGCCCACGAGAAGTGACTGCGTAGTTCCGAATCCGGATAGAAGAGGAGGGTGCCGTTTTTGATGTGGGCATCCAACGTATTGGCGAACTCGACCATCTCCGTCTGCTGGTTGACCTCGCGCACCAACCGGTCATAGCCCGCATCGGCCAGCCGCTGCGCCTCCGACGCAAACTGGTAGGGATCGTATTGTATCTGAGCCACCCGTTCCTTTTCGAGGAGGTGGATCAGCACCTCGACCACCGTCTTATGGATGTTGACGGGCGGCTTGAATATCTTGCAGCCCCACAGGTGATACTGGTTCCGAAAGGGATGCTTGTAGACGGCCGCGACGGCCGAGGTGTCCCGCTTGGTGGCGATATCGACGCCGATGTGGAGGATGGGGTCTTCGATGAGCATTTAGCGTTCCACGTTCACGATTGGCCCATCGCGGCGAGGGGGTGGAGGTCTTCCTGGGGCACGAAGAAAGCGGGACGGGGCCTATCGGCCCGCCAGAACCGCTGGTCCTTACCCTCAAAGCATTGTATCCACCCCCGCAACTCGTAGTTGGGGGCCGTGCCGGTGACGAGGATGAAGAGGTCTTCGTCCGGGTCTTCCTTGTGGAGGATCAACGATCCATCATCACGAGGGGTGGAGCGCACTTGATGCACCCCCACATCCTTGGCCTTAAGATGCCCTATCGCCCCGTTCCAGTAGGTGTTGAGGGCTTTCGCTACCGCCGCCTCTGCACAAGATCCCTCAATATGGATCGACCACTCCTGGCCGGGTTCAGCAGCAAAGCGATTGCGCTTCCGGTCGCGGAGGTTGGTGCATTGCCGCATGAGGCCCACCGACGCGGCCAGGTAGAGTTCGGAGGGGGTGAGTTTGACTTTCATCGGTGCCGTATCCTCCGCCCCCGGAGACTCATCTCCCGCGCCAGAAGTCCGTAGTCGGGATGGTGGAGCAGGGGGGCGAGCTCGACGCGTTCGAGGTGCCTATCGTGCCACCCTACCGTCCCATGGTCGGTGGCGTTGA